GCAGACGCTACACCGAGCAGGCTGCACCAGCATTTCGCTCAGCTTGGGCAGCAAGAAACCCAGTAATGATTGGTGGAGGACTTCGCTAATGTACGCGCGCAACAACGCAACGCCTCGACCGATCACCGTTGGGCCAGTGGTTCAGATTAGCGATGGTGCGGTACAGACCTCTGGAGCTTCGGTGGAAGTCTCTAAGGATGGCGGATCATTTACCGCAGGTGGTGGCACGCTTGCGGTAAGCAATGGAATTCACTCATACACACCGACGCAAGGGGAGACGGACTGCGATTCGCTGAGGATCAACGTCTACAAGTCAGGATGTATTCCCGCGACTGCTCAAGCGGTGTTTAGTGCGTCTAGTTCCTTCGGCTACGCTGGGACCGATCAGAGCAAGATCGCCAACGCGTCATCGACCCAGAACCTTAGCGGGACCACGATCAAGGCTGTGACCGATGCAGTGGCCTTGCCATCGTCCGCGTCGATCAATATCACGGGAAACATCACGGGCAATCTATCTGGCTCCGTTGGCAGCGTTACTGGTTCCGTTGGAAGCGTGACCGGCAATGTTGGCGGATCAGTCAACAGCGTAACAAGTCCAGTGACGGTTGGCACGAACAACGACAAGACAGGCTACGCACTCACGCAAGCGTTTCCATCGAATTTTGCCGCCCTTGGAATTAATGGATCTGGTCACATCTCCCGTGTTACGCTGGTCGATACAACGACCACTAACACCGACATGCGAGGAACTGACAACGCAGCACTTGCCAGCAATTGGACTGCGACTAGGGCGGGCTACCTCGATTCTGTTTTGATCGCTGCCAATAGCAACCGCACAGTGCAAGTGACTGGATCGCATCATGTAGCCGCAGATATTCACGAACTACAGCCAGCCGTTATTGACAGCACCCATTTTGCCGCAGGTGCGATCGACTCGAATGCTCTGGCTGCTTCTGCTGCCACCGAGGTGGCCAATGCGGTGGGGGCTCTCCAGGTCCTGATCGACCTGGTGGCCATGATCACCGGCAGCGGAACTGCCCTGGCTAAGTGGTCGGCCAATGCCCTCAGCCTGGCACCCACGGGCGGTGGAGGCGGGGGGACTGGGACGGGGGCCAGGACGGTCACGATCACGGTCAACCTGGCTGGCTCTCCAGTGGAGGGAGCCAAGGTCAGGCTGACCAAGGCTGCCGAGTCCTACCTAGGGACCACGAACGTCAGCGGCCAGGTCACGTTCAACGTTGATGATGGCTCCTGGATTGTCGGCATCACCAGCCCCAACACCACGTTTGCCGGCGCGGTCCTGGCGGTATCTGGAAACCTCAGCCAGTCCTACAACGTCACGGCGATCAGCATCACCCCCAGCAGCCCAGGCAACGTCACAGGATACTGGCTCTGCCTGGGTGTCAACGGCCTGCCGGAGTCGGGGGTCACGATGTCCATGCAGGCGGTCTCGATCGACTGCGACATCTCCGGCTTGGCACTGGACACCACCGTCCGGACCACGACCAGCAACGTCAGCGGTGTTGCCCAGTTTCCAGACCTCACCCCTGGAGTACGGTACCAGGCATGGCGAGGGACTGGGGCCAAGGTCTATGTCACCATTCCAACGGATGCGAGCGGGACCCTTGAGCTGAACAGCCTCCTCGGAAGCCCCTGATGCCAAAGCTTGAAAAGGCGGCCTACGAAGAACACCGGAAGAAGATGGCTGCTCGCATGCGAGACATGCGGGCTGCTGGCAGCGAGATCGGGGAGATCCCCAAGATCGCCAAGCGCAAGCGGCGCAAGTCCTGCGGCGAGTCCTTCCAGCTCTTCTGCGAGACCTACCGGCCAGCGGCCTTCCACCTGGGCTGGTCTCGGGACCACCTGCGAGTTATCCAGCAGATCGAGACCACGGCCAGGGACGGCGGACTCTTTGCCCTGGCCATGCCTCGAGGGAACGGCAAGACCACCCTGGCGATCACGGCGGCCATGTGGGCCCTGCTCTATGGGTACCGGCGATGGGTCTGCCTGATCGGCGCCACGGAGACCAAGGCGGAAAAGCTACTCGGCTCGATCAAGTCAGAGCTGCGTTTTAACAGCCTGCTTCTGGAGGACTTCCCCGAGGTATGCTTTCCGATTCGAGCCTTGGAAGGGAGGGCCTCCAGGGCCAACGGCCAGACGCACAACAGCGAGCCCACCGGCATCCAGTGGCTTAACAACTTCCTGATCCTCCCGACGATCGATGGCAGCAAGGCATCCGGCTCGGTGGTGTCGGTCTGTGGGATCACTGGGGACGTCCGAGGCCAGCAGTTCACCACACCCAACGGCGAGGTCCTGCGGCCCGATTACGTCATCCCAGACGACCCCCAGACCCGAGAGTCGGCATCGAGCAGCCTGCAGACCGACAGCCGGATCGCGATCATCAACGGCGATGTCCTGGGCCTGAGTGGCCCAGGGGTAAAGATCGCGGGGGTCATGCCCTGCACCGTAATCCGCAAGGGCGACCTGGCCGACACGGCCCTGGATCGGGAGGAGAGTCCCGAGTGGCATGGCGAGCGGACCCAGCTCCTGTATGGCATGCCCAGCAACATGGATCTCTGGAACCAGTACAGCGACATCCGGAAGGCCAGCTTCCGGAACGGAGGCAAGGGCGAGGAGGCGACACAGTTCTACGGCGAGAACCAGGCAGCCATGGACATGGGCTGCGAGGCGTCCTGGTCCGAGCGGTTCAACCCCGACGAGATCTCAGCGATCCAGAATGCCATGAACCTCTACTTCCGCAGCGAGGAAGCTTTTTGGGCGGAGTACCAGAACCACCCCCTGGAACTGAAGCTGGACGAATCGATCCTGTCCGAGGATGAGATGGCAAAGCGGGTGGGGATCACGGCCAAGGGCCAGCTCCAGGAGCACACCGACAAGGTTGTCGGTTTCATCGACGTGCAAAAGGAGCTGCTCTTCTACGCCGTCGTCTCCTGGAAACTGGACTTCTCGGGGACGGTGGTCGAGTACGGAGCCTGGCCCCAGCAGCGAGGGAACCACTTCAAGCTGTCGACGGCCAGGAAGAACCTCTCAAAGATGTACCCTGGCGACAGCCTGGAAGTGAAACTGACCAAGGCGCTGAAGGACCTGGTCGGCTACCTGATGGACAAAAAGTTCCGGACAGCGACGGGCGGAGAGATCCCTTTCAGCCGGATCATGATCGATGCCAACTGGGGCCAGTCTCGGAACCTGGTTTACGAGTTCTGCCGGACCAGCTCCTTTCGATCGGTGCTCTACCCCAGCCACGGCAAGGGAGTCACGGCATCGAGCGAGCCACTCAATGCGGCGCACGTCAAAAAGTTCGGCAGGGCGGTCGGCCAGCACTGGCGGATCGACAGGGCCCGAGACGTCCCGATCCGGCACATCATCTACGATACCAACTTCTGGAAGTCCTTCTTCCACTCCCGGCTCTCCACGGAGCCAGGCACCTCGGGCAGCCTGGTGCTCTACCAGGCGGAGCCCCACGAGCATGCAACCCTCGCCAAGCACCTGAAAGCGGAGTATCCCGTCCGGACCAAGGGCAAGGGGCGGGAGGTCGACGAGTGGAAGCTGAAACCGGATCGACCTGACAACCACTGGCTGGACTGCCTGGTGGGCTGCTGTGTCGCGGGAAGCGTCGAGGGATGCAAGCTAGCAGGCGAGGGCGGGCGAAAGGTCAAGAAGTCCCGAGCAGCGGTGGAGTCCATCGAGGGCATCACCCCTGGAGTACCGGCTCCTCCTCCTCCGGAGGAACAGGGCCAGCAACCGGCCAGGCCAAAAAGAACCAGGAGGGTCGAGTACCTATGAGCAGCAAACCAACCAAGCCCCAGGCGACCAAGGCGAGGGCATCTGTCACCATGCCGATCTGCCCTCACTGCCAGCAGGCAGCAGGCGTGCTGAAGCAGGCAGGTGCCTATCACGAAATGGAGCACGACGGCAGCCGGATCAAGCTGTTCTACGTCAAGTGCAAGGCTTGCGAAGGATCGTTCACCCTGCGCGAGGTCTGGCCAAACACTCCAGATCCTGGAGCGAAAGACTAGATTCTGTTTCACGAAGTTGTCCATTCAGGAGTATAGTCACCACATGCATGAACAGAGGATCCAAAAGCTCGAGCACGCAAAGAAGATGGTGGCCGTCTTCGAGGAGCAGCTTGCCACTGGTGCAGGTATCTTCTCGGTCTCCATCGATGGGGCCTACGTCCAGTTCCAGCGGGCGGATGCCATCAAGGAACTGGAGATGTGGCGAAAGCAGGTCATTCGCTACAGCCGGTCGAAGTCCAGGTTCAGCACCTTTAATCTGAAGAATGCCCATGATTAAGCAGGTGCAAAATAGACTGGCTTCGATGTTCGGACGCTACATCGCAGCCGATTCTTCCAACCAGCGGCGAGACCCTGGGACCCGGATCCAATCGAGCGATGCCCTGCTGGATTCGACCAAGCGGAAGCGCGTCATCGAGGGCGCTCGGGATCTTTGGCGGAACTACTCGGTGGCGGCCTGGGCTGTCCGGAAGCACCTCGATTTCGTCTCGACGTTTACCTTTCAGGCGAGCACCGAGGACCCAGAGTTCAACGAGCGTCTAGAGTCGCTAATGGGTTGGTACTCCAGGCCCATCAACTGCGATGTGGCCAACCGCCACTCCCTGCGTCGGATGATTCGGCTGGCCGAGACCAGGCGAGTTCTGGACGGAGACGTTTTTCTGGTGAAGGTGGGCGGGAAACTCCAGGCCATCGAGGGCGATCGGATTCAGGACCCCCAGACCAGAAGCACCGAGCAGACCTGGGTCCATGGCGTTCGGCTTGCACCTGGTGGCCGGATGATGGGGATTCAGATCTACAAACGGGAGATGGATGGAAGATACACTCCCGAGCGACAGGTGTCGGCCGGCAATGTGATGCAGCTTGCCTATTTCGATGCATTCGATCAGTATCGAGGCGTCTCTCCTTTGGTAACGGCAATCCCCGAATTCCAGGACTGCTTAGAGGTCAAGGACTACGCGCGGGCTAAAGCGAAGATCACGCAGCTCTTTGCCCTGGCGATCACCCGAGAGATGGCCGACTCTGACGACGACGAGGAGGTTGGGTCGAGCTACCAGATCGACCTGGGCAAGGGCCCGGTCAAGGTAGAGCTTGATCCTGGGGACAAGATGGACTTCCTCGAATCGAAGCACCCATCCACAGAGTTCCAGTCGTTCCTCACCCTCTGCTTGCAGGCGGCGCTTAAGAGCCTGGACCTGCCCTGGTCGTTTTACGATGAGAGCTTTACAAACTTCTTCGGCAGTAGATCAGCCTTAATAATGTACCTCCAGTCGGTCAAGGCAAAGCGAGAGGATCTGCGAGAGGTCCTGGACAGGATCACAGTCTGGAAAATCCTGCAGTGGATCGCCGAGGGGGTTTTGATCCTGCCTGCTGGGTACACAATCGACCAGCTGAAGTGGGACTGGATCCCTGCTGGCATGCCATGGTGGAACCCGAGAGACGAAGTAGCAGGCGACGTCCTGGCGATCGCCAACAAGCTGCGGACCCGATCAGAGATCCGGCGCGAGCGGTACGGCGATGACTGGCGAGACGTCGTCCGGAAGCTGGCCGAGGAAGAGCAGTTCATGCGGGAGCAGGGCATCGACCCAGCGACCACGGAGCAGCCCACTGCAGTACCTGTCAGTGCAGCCGAAAGCGAAACATACGATGAAACCGAAGATTCTCAAGACGAAAGGGAGCCTGAAAATGAACAGCCTGTTCAGGACTAGCATTCTCAGAGCGGCGCCGGCAGCTGGAGTTGATCGAAAAGCCAAGCGGATCAGTGGCGTCAAGGTCATGCAGCTGGGCAAGGTCAACGACTCCCGTCCCTGGGAAGTCGACGATCGGACACTAGACCAGGTCATCAACTTCGGCAATGGCCAGGCCAATGGAGTCAAGGCCAGGTTCACTCATCCCAGCATGTCGGACGATGGGTTCGGGAAGTACCTTGGCAGATGGACCAACTTCCGAAGGGAAGGCGATGCGGCCTATGCGGATCTCCAGCTTGCCGATTCATCCTTCGACACACCCAATGGGGACCTCGGCACTTATGTAATGGACCTGGCCCAGGAGGATCCGGAGGCGTTTGGCGTCTCGGCCTCCACCATGCTGGCCAGGGTAATGGAATCTGAGGTCCCAGAGGGCGAAGTTATCCCCTTGCGACTCGATGGCCTGCGGGCTGTCGATTTCGTCGACGAACCGGCAGCCACTCGCGGTGGCTTGTTCGATATGACCACACCGTCAGGGCTGCCTGCTTTGGCGACCTGGATCGTTGAAACTCACTTCTCGGATCGGGAGCCCCGAGAGGTGGTCGAAAGAATGTGCTCCTTTCTTTCCAAGCATTACGGAAGGGACGTCATGAGTGATGTGCTAGCGGGACAAGCTGGCCAAGAGCAGAATCCAGCCCCGGCCCCTGTGGCTCCTGCTGGCCTGTCTCTTGACGGCGCGAAGCCTTTCATCGAGGCCTTCGGCGATCGCGGTGCCACCTGGTACCTGCAAGGGCGCTCCATGGGGGATTGCTTTGGCGATCTGACCAAGGAGCTGCGGGCGGAGAACAGCGACCTGGCGGCCAAGGTGGCTGACCTGGAGACCCGGCTCGAAGCGGCCCTCAAGGCTGCAGGCGGGGAAGACTCGGCACTGTCGGCGGAACCAAGAGTCGAGCTGACGGACGAGAAGAAGAAGGCCAACCAGAAGCAGACCGAGCTGAAGTCCAAAGGGGCCAGCGACGTTGCTGCCAAGTGGGGAGCTGCCCTCAGCTCCAATTGATCGCGTCAAAGTAGAGACACAGATCCAACACAACCAGAACCATTTGTAAGGAGTTGAGGCGATGCCAAACGTCTATGTGACCAGTGCGGATGTGGTCCTGTTCAACAAGGTGGACATGGAGCTGCGGCTCTCGGAAGTCCTCGATGATGCACCGCTGACTGCGGCGCTCGCGGCTCGGACTGCCACCAGCAACACCTTCACGTACAACAAAAAGACGGCTAATCCGTCTGTCGGATTTCGTGACGTCAACGATGGAGTGGAAAACACCAAGAGCACAAACGTCCTGGTGACCAACACCCTGAAGTTCCTCGATGCGTCTTTCGACATGGACGAGGCGGCGGCTTTGGTTGATGATCGCGGAGTCGACCACATCATGGGGCTCGAAGCCCTGGATCACCTCCGGGCAGCAATGGCCGAGATCGAGGAACAGGTGATCTATGGGACTGGTAACCTGGCTGCTGGCTTCAGCGGTCTGGCCAACCAAACAAACCTTGACGGCCTGGCCGATGCCCAGGTGGTCAATGCGGGCGGAACTACGGCCAACACCGGCTCCTCCTGCTGGCTGATTCGGACTGGTGAGGAAGACATCCAGCTCATCTGGGGCCAAAACGGTGTCATCACCATCGGCGATCGGCAGCGGGTCCAGAAGGTGGGATCGACGAAGGGTTACTACTGGGCACTGGCCCATGCCATCCACGGATGGTGCGGTGTCAAGCTCGGCACGAACTACAGCGCGGTGCGGATCGCCAACCTGACGGCTGACTCGGGCAAGGGTCTGACCGATAGCCTGATCAGCCAGGCCATCGAGCGGTTCCCTTCCGGACGAGGCCCGACCCACATCGTGATGAATCGTCGATCCCTTGGCCAACTGCAGAGATCCAGGACTGCCACCAGTCCAACCGGATCGCCGGCGCCGTTCCCCGACAGCGCGTTCGGAGTTCCGATCGTGGTCACGGATCGCATCAGCTCCACCGAGGCCCTGCTCACCTGATGACCACCCCCTTTGCGGCAGCGGTCCTCCATGGCTACCAGGCCATGCGGAGGATCCAGGGAATTGACATCACCTACCAGAGGCCGTCGGCATCCCAGTCGGTGGCCATCTCGAAGGCTGTGCCTGGCCGATCGAACCATGACATCCAGCAGGATGGCATGGTCATCGAGCAGGTGAAGTCTCGGGACTACCTGGTCCTGTTGTCTGACCTGGTTCTGGGCGGAGCCCAGACGCTGCCGAGGAAGGGGGATCGGATTGTCGAGGGCGGGAAGACTTACGCAGTCCTCTGTGCTGGGACTGAGGCGCAGTGGAAGTACACTGACCAGTCCCAGCAGATCATTCGGATCCATACCAGGGAGATGTGATGCCAAGCATTCAGGAACAGATCGTGAATGCGGTGGTCTCCTACCTGGATGCCCAGACCTATTCGCAGGCCTTCACCCCTACCAAGCAGCTGGTCCCGGTCTTCGAGCGAGACGATCTGAGCGGGTTCGAGGTGTCGGTCTACGCAGGGCCAACACAGCGAGAGAAGCAGTCCCGGAGCGGAGTCTACCTCAAGACCTATTCGGTCGGGGTGGTGGTTCGATATGGGGCAGACGTCGCGGCGGGAGAGCAGGAGACCAGGGCTGGGGCGTTCATGCAGCTCTGCGAGGAGATCGCAGCATCCCTGGAGAGCCAAACTATGGCAGGCCTGCATGCTGTCGAGATCGACCAAGATGGACCCTTCGACCCTGGCAGGGTCAATGATGTTGGCCTGTTTTTTACCACGATCACCATTCGCTACAAAGGACTATAAGCATGGGACATGTGCTTGCAGAAAACGCCAAGCTTTTCCGAAACACGGGAAGCAATGCGACCCCGACATGGAACGAGATCCCGAATGTCAAGGATCTCACCCTCGCAATGGAAAAGGACGAGACCGACGTCACAACTCGAGCGTCTGGTGGCTGGAAGGAATTCGTCGACGGACTGATCGATGGATCGGTCGAATTCTCGATGCTCTACGATTCGGCAGATGCAGACTTCACTGCGCTCCAGACTGCTTTTTTTGCCAAGACTCCAATCGAGTTTGCCATCATGGACGGCATCATTACTGGTGCTGGATCCACTGGAAACCAGGGCCTGCGGGCGTTCATGATGGTGAAGTCATTCACCAGAAACGAGAACCTCGGCGAGGCGCTTATGGTGGACGTCAGCCTTCGTCCATGCAAGAATTCAGGCGGAACTGCTGGGGCGCACGTTGCTCCCACCTGGTACACCGTCCCGTAATTCCTGGAACCACATGAAAACCTTCATCGACAAGACTGGCCAACCCTGGGACATCGATCTCACGGTTGGCCATCTGCTTAACATCAAGACCGAGATGGGGCTTAACCTGATGGACGAGCCCGAGACGGTCCCCGACCAGGTCGAGAAGATCGTCGGCATCCTCTGGATCACCTGCTCCGACCAGGCCAAGCAGCTCGGGCTGGGCCCGATCGACTTCGCCAAGCGGCTCGATGGCAAGGTGCTCCAGGAGGCGTTCGACAGGTGGATGGAGGAGTGGACCGATTTTTTCGTCCACCAGTCCCCTTCCCGAGGTCAACTGATCAAGGGAATGTGGGACCAGGCTCGGAGGCTAGATCAGGCGAGAGCGGAGCTGATCAAACAAGCCTGTTCATCCACTTCTTTCGACTGGCCGGAGTCTGTCACATCGACCCCAGGCCCTTCAAGGGATGGATGATCTTCGAGATGGCCAGAGGCGCACGGCCTGAGCTGTTCGTCCCGGCCAGGAGAAAAGGCAAGAAGCCACGAAACACGATCCCACTGAAGTCCACAACCATCGCAGCCTTGAAGATGTTCCTGCCCAAGGGAGGCTCGGAAAATGCGGGTCACCATGAAGGGCAACTTCAAGCGGATCATGCGGATGAAGGAAAAGGAGATGAAGCGGGTCGACAAGGCGACGGCCAGAGCCCTTGAGCGATTCGGTGCGATCGTCCGGCAGGATGCCAAGAAGCTGATCGGGTCCTACGCGAAGACCAAGAAAGGCGAGTGGAAGACGGTCGACGGCAAGAGGACTTTTGTGGTCACTCCTGCCAGCAAGCCACGGCCACCTGGCAGCCCTCCTCGGAACAGGACCAACAACGATTTCTACACCCTGCGAAACATTCGCTACATCACGGACTTCCGCAAACGGCGGGTGCGAATCGGTCCCTGGAAAACTGGACGGGCGAAGTACAACGGTCTTACGATCCCTGAGATCCACGAGTTCGGGGCGCGGGTGATGGTGCGGGTTGCATTCGTTGAGAGCCCTGTCACATTCAAGGATCTGAAGCGGACCAGGGCCAAGATCGATCCGATCACCGGCAAGAGGCTGCGTGGCAAGGATGGCCGGTTTATCACGTCGTCAAAGGAACGGCTGACGATCTCTGGCCTGCGGAACAGATCGATCATCGAGACCAACCGCGGCGGTGTTGCAATGCTGATGCAGTACCCCAAGCGGCCGTTCATGCGTCCTGCTTACCTCAGGCACAAGAACAAGTGCACCCAGATCTGGATTGATTATTACAAAGCGACCAAACGAAAGGCCATCAAATGAGCGCAGAGCTGGCCGGCCAAGCCTACGTCGAGATGTCGGTCAAGGGCAAGGAGGATTTTGCCAAGGCCTTTGCCGAGATGCAGGCCAGCGTCCGGCTGTTCGGTGCCAAGCTGGGTGCGATGCGTTCACCAGACCAAAGCAAGTGGCAGAAGTTCTTCCGGTCGGCGAAGCAGGAGTTCAGCGACCTGACAAGGATCACCCTGAAATATGGGACGATCGCGGGAGCTGCCATCGGCGGAACTGCAGTGGCTGCCATGACCCATGCGGTGAACAAGGCAAGCGACCTGCAGGAGACGATGAACAAATTCAACGTCGTCTTCGGCGACCAGGCCAAGGAGATGGAAGCCTGGGGCACCCAGTTCGCCAAGCAGATGGGAAGATCGAAGCAGCAGACTATGGAGTTCATGGCCAATGCCCAGGGCCTGGTAATTCCCATGGGCATCGATCCCCAGCAGGCTGGCCAAATGAGTCAGACCCTAGCCCAGCTTTCCTTTGACCTGGCATCCTTCCACAACTCCACCGATGCGGAGGCGTTCGAGGCTCTGCGTTCTGCGCTCACTGGCGAGGCGGAACCCATGAAGCGGTTCGGGGTGATCGTTAACGAGACGGCGGTTAAGGCGGAGCTGCTCAAGAAGGGGCTCGATCCCAACACGGCCAACGATGCCCAGAAGGCGATGGCCAGATACAACATCATCCTCCAGGGGACGACCCAGGCCCAGGGAGACGTCGAGCGGTCTGGGGGATCCTGGGCCAACCGGATGAAGGCGCTCCAAGCCAGCTTCGACGATCTCTCGGCTGGCATCGGGATGGCGTTCATGCCAGTGGCGGAGGCCCTCCTCGGCTGGCTGAAGGAGCTGGTCGAGAGCCTGGGCGGTGCGGACGGTGCCACCGAGTCCACCAGCAAGGCGCTCGAGGATATGGGCGGAGCTGCTGGCATCGCGGGCAATGCAGCAGGCTACATCGTCAAAGCCTGGAGCACAGTAGATGTGGCGTTCAACATGCTGATGGGGACGGCTCGCCAGCTCATGCGGAACCTGATGTGGCTGTTCAAGCTGATGATCAACAACCCGCTTTCCCGAGGCGTCTTCGGGAAGGAGACCATCGACAACCTGGTGGCGATCGTCGACGAGGTGGACAAGGCCACGGCCAAGCTGCAGGAGGCGAACAAGGAGCGGGTGGACAATGCCTGGGAAAAGCTGATGGATCCCCAGGCGGGAGACAAGGCGGTGGCTGGCGTCCAGAATTTCGTTCAGGAGCAGCAGGCCAAGTTTAAGGAGCAGCAGGAAAGGCTGAAGGCTGCAAGGGAAGCAGCCAAGCAGGAGGCGGCCAAGGGCTCGCAGCAGGCAGCCCAGTCTGGCCAGGAGATGGGCAAGGCCTTGGACAAATCGGTCGACCAGGCAGCAGGTGGGATTGCCGACAATCTCAAGGCGGCCAGGGAAGAGGCCACCAAACAGTGGAACCTCGGACAGCCCAAGGTGGCACTGACCAACCTGGACCAGATTGCTGATCTCAAGGTCGGTCAGCCAGCGGAAGCAGGAGCGGCTAAGAAGAAAGAGGAGAAAGCCAAGGAGGTGACAGAGGCCAAGGACGAGCTGGCTGGCAAGACGGTCGAGGTGGCCAGCCCACAGACTCTGGAGTCCACCAGCCTGGCAGCCTTCGAGAAGTTTCGAGAGAACGTACAGACCGAACAGAAGGCCATCTTGGAAAAGCAGCTCGCGGCCCTGTCCCGTATGCAGCGAGCCCTGGAGAACCCGGACCTAGCAATCGGAGTGATTGAATGAGCGCAGTGATTGGTATTCGGCTTGGCGTCGGCGCGGTCGACACCTGGAACGAAAAGGAATTCCGGATCGATACCCAGCACACCGAGGTTGTCACAGTGGTGATGACCAACGGCACTGGCCTGACTGGTGGGCTCTGGGAGGCAGCCCGAGAAAACCTGGTGGCCAACGTCGTCGGGGTGCCTAAGATCGGCGATCCCTCCACGATTCTGGCCGGCGCGTTCTGCATCCAGAGAAGCTTTGCCGAGGTTGGGCCTGCGACCTGGGAGGTGACCTGCGTCTACGATAACACCCAGAAGAGAGGCGACACCACCACCATCGACAACGAGCCCTGGGACCTGGAGCCCGAGTGGTCCTGGTCCTCGGAGACGATGGAGATCCCCCTCACCTACGATGCGGAGAACCCCTCGAGGGCAATCACCAACTCGGCAGGCGAGCCACTGCCAGCGGTCACCACTCCTATCGTCATCCCGATCCTTACGATCAGGCGGGCGGAGCAAAGCTTCAACGACTCGATCATTTC